TGCTAGAACAATTGCTGGTCAATCATTTGATGGTACTGCTAATATTACAATTGCTTCAACTGATTTATCAAATACATCAAACATAACTTTGAATGACGCAACACAAACTTTAACTAATAAAACTTTAGATGATGCTACTGTTACTACTGGTTTAAGTTTTGGAAACGTTATTAAAGCAAATTTTGGTGCTTCAGACCAATTACAAATTTTTACAAATAATACTCAAAGTTATGTTAAAACAGATACAAACACACTAAATTTATCAACTAATAATAAAGTTAGAATACAAAACTCAGGTGGTTTTGCTGCTTTTCAAGCTGATATTGATGGTTCTACAGACCTTTACTATAATTTAAATAAAAAGTTTGAGACCACAAATACAGGTGTAGCAATTACTGGTGATATAATATTTGAAGGTGCCACAGCAGACGACTACGAAACAACATTAACTGTTACCGATCCAACAGCAGACAGAACCATAACATTACCAGATGCAACTACTACATTGGTTGGTAGAGATACAACTGACACATTAACAAACAAAACTTTAACAAGTCCAACAATTAGTGGCCCTACAATTACAGGAGACGCTACATTTGATACAAATACTTTACATGTTGATAGTACTAATAATAGAATAGGTATTGGAACAACTTCTCCAGCAGTTGGATTAGATTTCCAAATGATAAATTCTGATGAAGGTTTTAGAGTTAGAAGACATAATGCTTCAGGTCAATATATTGAAATAAGTGAAACTGATGGTAGCAGACATGAAATTAAAGGTGTTGGTACAAAAGAATTTAGAATGGTTAATGATACAACTGACAGTGGTCAAGGTTGGCATTTCTTTAGAAACGGATCAGAAAGATTTAGAATATTAGGTGATGGATTAATTACGTTACCTAGTGGTGCAGCTACACTTGTGGGTGATACTACTACACAAACATTAACGAATAAGACAATTGACGCTTCTAGTAATACAATATCAAATATTGGAAATAGTCAATTAATATCGGGTATTGATGCTGCTAAGATTTCATCTGGATCAGTAAGTAATACTGAATTTGATTATTTAGATGGTGTTACATCAAGTATTCAAACACAATTAGATGATAAAGCATCGAAAGGATTTGCTATTGCCATGGCAATTGCATTATAAATATATAAATATATAAATATAAAAGAAAGAAAATATGGCACAAAATTTTAGAAGATACGTTGCAAGAAATGTTGGAACAACAGCATCGACAATTTTTACAGCTGATAGTTACGATACGGTTATTGGTGTGGGAGTAGCAAATACAACAGGATCACAAGTTTTTGTTGATGTATATATTAATGATGTTGATTCTTCTAATGATGTGTATTTAATTAAAAATGCGCCAATACAGGCAGGATCTACTTTACAACTAATAGACGGTGGGGCAAAATATGTAGTAAAAAGTGGTGACGATTTAAAAGTCGTTTCTGATACTGCAAGCTCAGTTGACTGTTGGGTTAGTGTAGTAGATGACATTTCAACATAGGATAAAAAATGGCTTATATAGGAAATATAGAACAAAAATCTTTGGCAGATTTAAAATCTGACAGATTGCATTTTTTGACTGATGATGAAAAATTATCTGGTTTAAAAGATACTTTAGATTTAGCAGGTGGAGAAACTAAACCTCAAACAACACCTGTTGACGCTTTTGGCGTAACATTAACGGTAAATACAACAGATAATATGAATTATGGTCACTTACTAACAATTAATTTAGGAAGTGTTGCATAAAAATTAACGTAAAAAAAGGAAGTAAAACAAATAATTATTATAAATAATATTAGTTTGTTAAAAAAGGGAGAAGTAAAACAATGCCAACAATTTTACAATTAAGAAGAGGTACTACTGCTGAAAATGCTGCCTATACAGGTTCAGTTGGTGAATTAACGGTAGATACAACTTTAAACAAAGTTATCTTACACGATGGTTCTACTGCAGGTGGTACTACTGTTGGTAACTTACAAGGAAATATTCAATTAGGTATAACAGGAAACAATGAAATTGATACGTCTTCAGGAAATCTTACAATAGATTCAGCAGGCGGAACAGTTACCATTGATGATAATTTAACAGTATCAGGTAATTTAACAGTACAAGGTACTACAACAACTGTAAACTCAACTACTATTGATGTACAAAATTCTTTAAGATTTGAAGGTGCTACAAGTGATGCCTTTGAAACAAATTTAACTGTTACTGACCCTACAGCGGACAGAACAATAACTTTACCTAACGCAACAGGTTATGTGCCTGTATTTACTACACAACCAACAGCTGCAATTACAGACGGTTCAGCAGGACAGTTCTTAAAAACTGACGGAAGTGGTGCATTATCATTCGCTACAGTTTCATCATACACAAATTCAGATGTAGATACACATATAAACACAAGTACAGCATCATCTGGTGAAGTACTAAGTTGGAATGGTAGTGACTATGACTGGGTGGCAGTCAGTAGTGATCTCGTTGATGACACAACACCGCAGCTGGGTGGCAATTTGGATCTCAATGGAAATCAGATCACAACATCTGCTGGTGCTTACATACGAGGTGATGATGGCTCAGGTCACGGTTTAATTTTTTATTCAAACACTGACTTTAAATTTGAAGCGGGTGGAAGTGATTTCACATTTTCCAATGGTAATGTGGTTGGTGTTAATAACCTTGCGGCAAGCACACTGAACGGGCACACCGTTCCTGGAGGTTCGGCTGGCACATTGGCATTAACATCAGATATTTCTGGTGGCGGTACTTCTTGGCAAGCGGTTAAAACATCAGCGTTTACAGCCGTTGCTGGAGAAGGATATTTTGTAAATACTACAAGTGCTGCTATTACAGTAACACTTCCAGCGTCACCATCTTTAGGTGATGAGGTAACTATCGTAGATTACGCTGGTACAGCAGATACAAACAATATTACAGTAGCTAGAAATAGTGAAAACATACAAGGTTCTGCTGCTGACTTAACAGTTTCAGTTGAAAGAGCAGCATTTACACTTGTTTACACTGATGGAACACAAGGTTGGTTATTAAAAGACAAATAAAAATTAAGGAGAAAATAAAATGGCAAAAACATATCAATACTGTGTAGCAGAAAACTGGGGAAAGGGTTTCATCGAGCCCTCTGAATCTTCTAAAATCAAGTTTGTCGGCTATCCTGGTAATGTTTGGCAAGTTCCAGCACATAACAAATATGCAAATCTTTGGATTGCTAAAGTTGCAGGTGTTGTTAAAACTAAGGATGAAGCACAAGCAATTGTTGATGTTGAAGTTACTGCTGCTCAATCTGCGTGGGACGCTTTATCTGAAGAAGAAAAAGCACAAAGTCAAAGACCTGCCGATATAACATTAGCAGAATAAATAGGAGTACAATAATGTCTACATATAAAGAAATAAAAGGAACAACAATCCAATCCTTTACATCTGATCCAGCCAACGCTATTGCAGGTCAAATTTGGTACAACACTACCTCAAATGCATTAAAAATTTCAGATGGTCCTCAATCAAAAGCCTGGGCTACAGGCGGAAATATGAATAGTGGAAAAAGACGATTAGGAGACGCAGGTACACAAACAGCCGCTTTAGCTTTTGGTTCACAAGGTAATATTGCCCAAACAGAATCTTATGACGGTACTTCTTGGACTGAAGTTAATGATTTAAATACTGGAAAAGGATATTTAGCAGGAACTGGGACACAAACAGCTGCTTTGGCTATTGGTGGCAAAATTCCATCTTTAACAGCACAAACGGAATCTTGGAATGGAACAAGTTGGACAGAAGTAAATGATTTAAATACGGCAAGAGCCTCTTTAGCAGGAGCTGGAGTTCAAACAGCTGCTTTGGCTTTTGGTGGATTTTCAGGATCTCTACCTTACGATTCTTTAACAGAGTCTTGGGATGGTACGAGTTGGACAGAAGTAAATGATTTAAATACAAATAGACTTGGTATGGCAGCTGCTGGAACAAGTAATACTGCTGTTTTAACTTTTGGAGGAACTTTACCTGGAGCAACAGGTAAAACAGAATCTTGGAATGGTACCAGTTGGACTGAAGTTAATGACTTGAATACGGCAAGAAGATATTTAGGAGGAGCTGGAACTCAAACAGCTGCTTTAGGTTTTGGTGGATATACGCCATTTTTAGCCAAAACCGAAGAATGGAATGGATCATCTTGGACAGAAATAAATGATCTGGGAACTGCAAGATATGGTCTGGGAGGCGCTGGATCTACTAATACAGCTGCTTTAGCTTTTGGTGGATTGAATAGTTCATATAGCACTAGCAATGCAACAGAAGAATTTACAGAATCAGGTGGAACCAGAACAATATCAGCAAGTTAACAACAATTATTGCTAACGTTTCTTACACCTTGCAATAATTTTTAAATAGGATAAAAATTATGGCCACATATAAAGAAATAAAAGGAACAAAGATTCAAAGTTTTTCATCGGATCCCGCTAATCCTATTGCAGGTCAAATTTGGTATAATTCTACCTCAAATGCATTAAAAATTTCAGATGGTCCTGAAATAAGTGCCTGGGCTACAGGCGGAAATGTTAACACAAGTCATAGTAGCGTTGCTAATGCTTCAGCAGGAACTCAAACCGCAGCATTAGTTTTTGGTGGATTTCCTCCATTAAAATCTGAAACAGAGTCATATAATGGATCTAGTTGGACTGAAATCAATGATTTAAACTCTGGAAGATATGCACTTTCAGGAACAGGAACTCAAACTGCAGCTTTAGCATTTACTGGATATCCATCACCATTAGGAGGTTTAACAGAATTATGGAACGGAACAAGTTGGACTGAAGTAAATGATTTAAATACTGTAAGAATATTTGGAGGTAGAGCAGGAACTCAAACAGCAGCTGTAGCTATGGGTGGAACTCCACCACCTTTTTCAGGTGGTATAGCAATAACAGAATCTTGGAATGGTACAAGTTGGACTGAAGTAAATGATTTAAACACTGGAAGAGCAGAATTTACTAGTGCAGGTGCATATAATTCAAGTATTGTAACAGGTGCAGGTGGTTGGACTACTCAAACAGGACAAACAGAATCATGGAATGGAACATCTTGGAGTGAGGTAGCAGATTTAAATGTATCTAGATTAAGTGCTGCTGGTTCTGGAACAAGTAATACCAATATGCTTATATCTCATGGAAATTCTCCCCCGACTACATCAGAACGGGTATTAACAGAATCATGGAATGGAACAACTTGGACAGTGCTTGCGACCGCTAATGCAGGTGTTACTGGAACATCAGGAGCAGGATCAAATACAGCTGCTTTAGCTATATCAGGTAATGGAAATCAACTAGGGTCAGAAGAATTTAATAATTCTGGTGGAACCAGAACAATAACAGCAAGTTAAACTATGGCCACATATAAAGAAATAAAAGGAACAACAATCCAATCCTTTACATCTGATCCATCAAATGCAATTAGTGGTCAAATTTGGTATAACACTACCTCAAATGCATTAAAAATTTCAGATGGTCCTGAAATAAGTGCCTGGGCTACGGGTGGAAATTTGAATAATGGAAAAAGACGATTAGGAACCGCAGGTACACAAACAGCTGCTTTAGGTTTTGGTTCACAAGGTTTTATTGCCTCAACAGAATCTTATAACGGTACTTCTTGGACTGAAGTCAATAATTTAAATACTGGAAGACAATCTTTAACAGGAGCTGGTGCAGACAACACATCTGCTTTAGCTTTTGGTGGAGATGTTCCAGGTACACCAGAATTTTTTGCAGGAACAGAGTCTTGGGATGGTACGAGTTGGACGGAAGTTAATGATTTAAATACAGGTAGGGTATCTTTAGGAGGATCTGGAGTTCAAACTTCAGCTTTGGCTTTTGGTGGATTTGCAGTATCTCTACCTTACTTAGCTGTAACAGAATCTTGGAATGGAACTAGTTGGACAGAAGTTAATGATTTAAATACATCTAGACTTGGTATGGGTGCTGCTGGAACAGATAATACCTCTGCTTTAGCTTTTGGTGGAACTTTACCAGGAGCAACAGGTAATACTGAAACTTGGAATGGTAGTAGTTGGACTGAAGTTAATAATTTAAATACTGCAAGAAGATATTTAGGAGGAGCAGGAACAAACACAGCTGCTTTAGGTTTTGGTGGATATACACCATTTATAGCTAAAACAGAATCTTGGAATGGAACTAGTTGGACTGAAATTAATGATTTAGGAACAGCAAGATATGGTTTAGGAGGAGCGGGTATTCAAACAGCTGCTTTAGCTTTTGGTGGATTGAATAGTTCATATGCCACTTCCACTGCAACAGAAGAATTTTCAGAAACAGGTGGAACCAGAACAATAACAGCAAGTTAAACTAAGAATAAAAACTATGCCTACATACAAAGAAATAAAAGGAACAAATGTTCAAAGTTTTTCTTCAGATCCAGACAATCCTATTGACGGTCAAATTTGGTATAACACTGGTTCAAGTGTATTAAAAGTTAAAAAACCATCACTCGCTTCTTGGGCAACTGGTGGGAATATGACCTATAGCCAATTTGCAATAGCAGGAGCTGGAACACAAACAGCAACCATAGCATTTGGTGGAAGTGGTTCTAATGTACCACCAGCAACTTATGATGGAACAAGTTGGACAGATGCACCTCTCTTAAATAGTGAAAGACAAGGTTTAGCAGGAGCTGGAACACAAACAGCAGCTTTAGCTTTTGGTGGAGAAATCACTCCTAGCACAGGAACAGCTGTAACCGAAACTTGGAATGGAACAAGTTGGACGGAAGTCAATGATTTAAACAGAAGCAGAAGAAATTTAGCAGGAGCAGGAACGCAAACAGCTGCCTTAGGTTTTGGTGGATCATTTGAGTATTTTACCGAATCTTGGAATGGTACCAGTTGGACAGAAGTAAATAATTTAAATACTGCAAGAGAACGGTTAGGAGGAGTTGGAACTCAAACAGCTGCTTTAGCTTTTGGTGGAGTACCACCATCACCAGCAACGGGTGTAACAGAATCTTGGAATGGTACAAGTTGGACAGAAGTTAATGATTTAAATACTGCAAGACGTTTTATAGCAGGAGCAGGTACACAAACAGCTGCCTTAGGTTTTGGTGGACAACCACCAACAACGGGTAAAACAGAGTCTTGGGATGGTACGAGTTGGACAGAAGTTAATGATTTAAATAATGCAAGGTATTGGATGGGAGGAACTGGCGTCAGCACTTTAGCTTTGGGTTTTGCTGGATACACTCCTGGAATACTTACAGAAGAATGGACTGCTAGTCCTGGAGTTGAAACAATAACAGCAAGTTAAACTAAATAGAACTAAATAAAGTATTATATATACCTTATAATAAATAAAGTGAAGGATTGAAAATGACTAAAGAAAACTTAAAAGCCCTAATTGAAAAAGAAGGTGAAAACCTTAATAGTCTTTTAGAAGTACAAGATTTAAAAGACTTTAAAGCGATGACTTCCGAGTTAAGAGATACTTGGACTAAAAAACAAATGTTTCGTACAGAAACAGAAGCAAGATTTTCTGTACTACAAGACAATAGATACCCTACCAAAGCAGCCAAATACTGGCAGTGTGTAAGAGAACAATCTAGTTATCTGGATAATCTTATGACACTATCATTTGAGTATAGAAGAAATCAGGCCAAAATCAAATGGTTAGAAAAGAAAATTACTGAAGAAACAGATGATTATAAACTAACCAAATATGAAATTGATTTAGACGAAAAACGTTATGTAAAAGCATCTATGGAAAAACAAGCGTACCATAGAATGAGAGAAATTAAAATGTGGTCTAAATTGAAAAAAGAATTTAACGATGGTTCTTTTGATGACAAAGATGTCAACCAACACCAGTTAGAGTCTTACGGTAGACAGTATGCTGAAAAAGCAAAACAACTAACTGAACATTCATCTGATACAGATAAATTCAACGTATTAGGACAACTACAGTCATTACAAAGAATTAAAAAATCTGGTGAGTTATTAAGTTCTTACGAAAAAAAAGAACAATTGTCTAAACCTGAAGAGTCAAATTCTTAAATAGTTGTTTTTAGTCTTTAGTTTTCTTATAAATATGTAAGAGAACTAAAGGTATTTTATGGCAACACCATCAAGCAGAGAACAATTAAAACAATACGCTTTAAGAGCACTCGGAAAACCAGTCATTGAAATTAACGTAGATGACGACCAACTAGAAGATAGAATAGATGAAGCATTACAATACTATGCTCAATATCACTATGATGGTATTCGTAGAACCTATCTAAAATATCAATACACCGAAGCTGATAAAGCTAGAATTACAGGTAACTCGTCTGAGTCTGCTACTAAAAATTCTGTTACAACTACTTGGAGTGAAGGTAACAATTATATTATTGTACCTGAAAGTGTTTTTTCAGTTATCAACATTTTCCCTTTTTCAGATAAAGGTAATTTAAACTTATTTGACGTAAGATATCAATTACGATTAAATGATCTTTACGATTTTTCTTCAACATCAATTATTAATTATGATATAGTGTTAAGACACTTAGATTTTTTAGATCACATATTAGTAGGGGAAAAACCATTTAGATTTGTACAAAATGATAATCGTTTGTACATAGATATGGACTGGACAAATGATTTACAAGTAGGTGAATATCTAGTCATTGAAGCATATCGTAAATTAGATCCTGAAACGTTTACAGATATTTACAATGATATGATTTTAAAAAGATATGTAACGGCTTTGTTTAAGAAAAATTGGGGTGCCAATCTTAGTAAGTTTAATGGAGTTGCAATGTTAGGTGGAGTTACTTTAAACGGTCAACAAATTTATTCAGAAGCAATACAAGAGATTGAAAAAATAGAAAACGAAATTAGAAACTCGTTTGAAATGTCACAACCACTTATGATAGGATAATGATATGGCAGTTAATCATTATTTCCAAGGTGGTAACGGTATCGGAAATACCAGTGAAAAAAGATTATACGAAGATTTAATTATAGAAGGCCTAAAAATATACGGCAAAGACGTTTATTACTTACCACGAACATTAGTTAATAGAGATTTAATACTTGGTGAAGACTCGCTAAGTAAATTTGATGATTCATATTTAATTGAAATGTATATGGAAACCACCGAAGGATTTGCTGGTGACCAAGAAATTATTAATAAGTTTGGTTTAGAAATTAGAGAAGATACAACCTTTATGGTTGCTAAGAGAAGATGGCAAGATGCTGTTGATAGTCAACATACTTTAATTGTTGATGGTCGACCTAACGAAGGTGATATTATCTATATGCCATTGATGAATAGTTTTTTTGAAATACAGTTTGTTGAAGACCAAGAGCCATTCTTTCAGTTAGGTAACTTACCAGTTTACAAATTAAGAGTAACACGTTGGGAATACAGTTCAGAAAAAATTCAAGGCACTATACCTCAAATTGGTGAAGCGGAAGATAACTATTCACTAGATCAATTAGCACATCAAGTTACATTAGAAGCGGAAACAGGTTCTATTGTATTAGAAAACGATAGTGCTAGTGGTGAAGTTAATTATATGTTATTAGAAACGTACAATATACAAACACAGGCAAATACCTATGCCGACAATTTGGATTTAGATACGGAAGCAGGTTTTGATACCGCAAGTGCTGCTGATGATATACTTGACTTTAGCGAATCAAATCCATTTGGAGATGCAGGACCACTATAATGTTTGGTAATTATTTTTACAACGAGAGTATGAGAAGAATGACAATTGCCTTTGGACAATTGTTTAATAATATTCAAATCAAAAGAAAAGACTCTAACGATACAGTTATACAATCTATTAAAGTTCCTTTGGCTTATGCTCCAAAAGAAAAGTTTTTAGTACGATTAGATCAACAACCCTCTTTAGATGAAAGAGAATTTGCAATTACTTTACCTCGTATGTCTTTTGAAATTACTTCAATTGCTTATGACCCAAGCAGAAAATTAAATCGTATTCAAAAATTTAAAAGAGTAAAGACAACTGCTGATGGTAAGATATTAGATTATAACTATATGCCAGTACCTTATAACATATCATATAGTTTAAACATATTTACAGCAACAGCAGAAAGTGGCCTACAAATTGTAGAACAGATATTACCTTTCTTTCAACCAGATTATACTGTTACTGTTAATGCCATACCTAGTTTAAATATAAAAAGAGATGTGCCAATTGTTTTAAATAGTGTTACTTATG